CCCAGGTGCAATAGTAGGTGAAGCAGGAAACAATCTCAGCACGAGCTTCAGCATCCAGAACATATCCAGCACCGTCACTGTTAATAGTAGTGAAGGAGTCGAACACCATCGACTTGTTACCAGTGGTATGAATACCACCGTCAATGAACACGCCGACACCACCATGAGAGAATGTTGAGCAGTCCTTAATGTAAGGCGACTTTCTCAGAATGGGAGAACTTTCTTCCAGTGAAACGAAAGTACCACAAGCGGTAGCACCTGTTCCGATACGCAGGTTTGTTTGTCCAATATCATATGGAGCATCAGAATTATAAGTAAATCCTGTCATACCCTTCATGGTGATGGACTGTAGAACAGTTCCATCAGACATCTTGAACATCTTCTGACGGTTGTTAGGTGTCGAACCATCAGTAGAAAGTCCAGATGCAGGGTTAACAACTGTAGCTCTCAAAGAGTCACCAACAACTGATACATTGGGGTTCAGTGTAATTGGGAGTTGCTCGAAGAAGTCACCTGCGCAGAGTTTAAAGATTGTGGGAGATACATCAGTGATTGTACCGTCCTGTACATAAGCAAGGTCAACGTTTGCAGTACCAATGTTAATGATTACATTATCATCATCAACTCTTGAAATAACATCGAAGAAGAATCCACCACCACCTTGGCCTTCTCTTCCACCAAGTTCCTCACCATTAGTTGCAGGGAAGATATTGCTGGAGAATCCAACCGCAGTCATGAGTGTTGCAGTAGAGAATGCAACGTTCTCAAGTTTGACTCTTGCGTTGTTGAACAGAATACCGTGACTGGGAGCCGTAATTGTAGCGAATCCAGTGCCACCAGTATGCTGAATGTTTGTAATTGCCTGAGGACCAGTCGCACTGGTGCAAGCAAATCCAAGACTTGCGAATGCAGTCTCAGGACTGATTCCAGGATAGGTGTTGTTGCCTCTATAAGGATCAACGTAGAGAACCTTAGTCTGAACACTAGAATAGTTCCAGTGAACATCAGTGCCATTCGAGAGCAGAGCAGTTCCAACAGAACCAATACCCAGTCTTGTAGGACCACTATTGTCTCTGATGAGAACATCACCTCTAGTGGTCAGCAAGGCATTACTATCACCAATAGCCAGTGCATTCCACTTAGTTGCATCCGAACCAGGCGTCACACTCATGTTAGAGGACGCTACTGAAACATACGAAGATGACAGATACTCAACAATATCATTGAGTTCGTATGTTGTACCAGAGGTCCAAGCACCAGCATAGTTAAGACCTCTGACAAGTTCTTGCCAGTTCTCATCACTACCAACACCAACAGGGTTGATACCTGAAACTTGTTTGCCAACGGCACGATAGGTGATACCACCAAGTCTTACCAGATCGGACTGGTTATAGACAGTAGTGCTGCTATAAGTTCCTACATTAGCAGTGGTGCCAACACCTACAACAAGATCATTCCACTGTTCATTGGATACATCAAGGTTTGGTTGCTTGGCATTATTATCAGTAATAGCAACATAGGAGTTACCATTAAACTCTACAACATCGCCAGTCTTGTAATAATTATTGGTGTCCCATCTGCCACGGTTCTCAAAACCGTCAGTGAAGGTGGACAACTTGGCATATTCAATAGTGCCACTGGCAGTAAAAGCCTCATTAACACTATACTGTCTTGGACCGATCTTGATCAGATCATTAGGTCCATACATTGTGTTCGTAGTGTATGCACCTACGACATCTTGACCAGGAACAAAGACTTCCCAGTTTGTTTTATCTGAAGATTCCCATGCAGTCGTGGTTGCAGCACCAGCATGTGCAGTCAGAACACGATAGACATTACCACCAATCTTAGCAAGATCATTGACACTCCAGTAAGTATTGGGTGTCCACTCGCCAACAGCGGTGACTCCTTCTAGATAGGTATCCCAATATGGTGTCTGGTCATTGCCAGCCCACAGAGAAGTAGACGCAACGGAAGTATGGTTGGAGGTACAAATATATTTGTTACCACCGATATTTACAATATCATTTACGGTGTACGACGTATCAGTCGTGAAGGCACCTCTGTATTTGAAACCTTCAACATGGAGTTGCCAGTTGCTGGAGTCAACATCATACCATGCAGTAATACCAATACCTGTAGAGGTGTGGTTGGTAGTACAAACATAGTCATTCGCGCCAAGTCGAACGATATCGTCAACGACATAGGCGGTACTAGTGGTCCAAGGACCCTTCCAATTGAATTTTAAACGTCCTAAACGAAATTCAGCCATTGTTCTCCGTCGTTGTTATTTGGGTCCTTCAGTTTCATAATCATACGTCCCATTATACTGAACGATCATATCGCCATCAGTATTAAAGAAGTAATTAATATTACGGGAATCGAAACGTATCTGTTGATATTTATCTTGTGGGTGATTGAGTGTCGCTCTCTCAGGAGTAGTCTCCTCTACATAATCAATCCCCTCAGTGATTCCAGGCATCTGAGTTCCATCGTTTCTTCTGAAATCGACAGATTCTGTTGATGCTGTGCTCACTTTCTGGAGGATAAGCATACCCTCACTATCTCTGCGAAGAGCATAGATAAAAAAGTTCGCTGAGTTGGCGATATTACCCGATAAATTACTTAAATTTAGTGCCATTCTAGATGCCTACGGGATTAGCGAATATCTTCCATAGTGTTCCACTCCAAATCAATTTAACTTGGGATGCAACATCAAGGTACAACGGACCATCAGCTATGTTTAGAAGTTGGTTTTGGAATTGGGATCCAATGCCAGAGTATACCGTTACATTATTTATGTTCCAGGAAGATCCGATATCTTGGATCTCAATCCAATGTCCAGTAGTCAACCCAGTTTGAGGAAGGTAGACAGTGCAGGGTCCGTTTGTAGTATCAATTAGATACTTACTTACGACAGTCAAACTACCAGTTCCAGGAGTGGATGTACCAAGGCCTACATTTGAATTGATGAGTTTATACAGACCACCAACATCATTACCATCTCTGTCAACAAACCTAGAAGCACGAACTGTTCCAAGAACATCAACTCTTACAGGGTCACCATCCAGTAAACCTGGTTGAGTGCTACCAAAACCAACAGATCCGTAGTTCTTATCATATACAGCGAACTGAGATCCACCAGCAAAGTCCTCATTGTTGAACTGGAATTGTCCGTCAGATCCAACAGGAGAGGGGTTAATACCAGTCAGACCAGCACCAGATCCAGAGAACCTGGTCGCAGTAACAACACCACTTACTATTATTCCTTGATTTGTGACTGTGGTAAAACCAGCAATCGACATGAACGTTCCTTGGAACGTAGCATCATCTCTAAAGATGGATGTTCCAGCAACGGCAACAGTGCCGCCGATGTCTACATTGTTGTCAACTCTCAGTCCACTAAATGTGCCTACACCTGATACAAGAACATCACCATCAACAGTCAAAGCCGATGTGGGTGTGGTGTCATTGATACCCAGACGCTGACCAGCGTCAAGAGTCATTGCTGTGACGCCATCAGTAATGAAGTTAATTTCTCCACTACCAACTCCAGTGTCAGTCAAACTGACAGAAGTATTACCTTTCTGGAAAGCGTCAAGTTGAATACTGGATGCAGTCAGAACACCAACTACACTCAGGTTACCCTGAATAATAGTTTCGTTTGAACCGCCAGGATCAATCGTAAGATCTCCACCAGTGGTTTCAATCTTGTTCTCGGAGATTACAATGTTTCCGATAGTCGCACTGTCTGCAGTGAGATTACCTGAAACTGCAAGATCAGTAACAGAACTCAGGTCAAATGCAGTAGCAGCAAAACTGACACTACCAGACTCTTGGTCGATGAAGAAGAGTTCACCAACTCTAAAGTTACCACCTTGGTCAATACTTACATAAGATACCTCTGCACCATTGAGTTCGGTAACTTCATTGATTTGAATGACTTCAGTTTCATCATTACTAAAGTCTTTTCCTGTTCCTACATGGTTGAAGTTAAGAGCAAAGAGTCTCAGCGAAACACCGTTGCCATCACCAATAACACCTCTAGTGCCATATTCAATAGCACAACCAACAGATCTCAGGTCTGCACCAAACTGTTTGTAGTCTGCGAAGGTAATCTTGGTTGCAGTTCCAGCTGTTGATACAGTTCTAATGTCTTGTAGAACATTAACATCTTCAGAGATAGTTGTAGATCCATCAGCACCATCAAAGTGAGACAAATATACAGTAGCACTGTCACCAGTCTGTGCAGCAGTAGGAGATGTATATCCACCAGAGTGTCTGGAGATGTTGCTTACCTGAAGATCATCAATATATCCATAGATTGCGAAAGCCTGTGTGTTCTTTGCACCAATGGTCAGTGGTCTAGTAGTACCATAGTTATTAGCATCTGCAGCAGTACCAATTCCTACACCATCAAGATAAAGAACAGTGCTATTGTTTCTTCTATCTACAGCAAAGTTATACCATTGATCAACAGCAATAGTGTTGACACCAACAATAATACTACTGACACCAACATTATACTGAATAATACCAGTGTTACCAATAGAAAGTGATCCAGCAGTATTTGAGTTAGCTGTTCTGGTGTCAAAGATGAATGCTTCTGTGCTAGCAAGTCCAGCTAAGCGGAAGAAACCTTCAACAGTAAAGTCAGTTGTTCCAAATGCCAGTTGAGAATTAGCGGACAGAACAACAGCATTATCATCTGCACCATCAAATGCAAGTGAACCAGTTCCAAATTTCTTTTGAACTGTAGTAATTGTGGTCGTACCAACAACAGTTACAGTCTTTGCAGATCTGTCTGGAAGAACAGAGAAGGTACCAATACCAGGACCTTGAGTGTTTCCAGCACCTACATTGTGACCACGGAGAGTAACATACTCACCATCGTTACCAACAATAGTAGCAGTCGCAATACCAACACCAAGAGGATTGTACACCTCAAGAGTATCACCAGCTCCTACTGTTCCTGTCTCTCCAGTAATTCTAAGTCTTACAGAACCAGTGTATCCAAGACCAACTGTTCCAGCGATACCAGTAATCGCATCAGATGCAAAATAGTGGAACGAGTTCAGGTACTCTGCTCTGGCACCGTTAGTTAAAATCAGACCCTTGTTATTGGGAGTAAAGAAGGTAACCTCATTGAAGAGCATACCTGCTTCAATGACTCCAGGACCACTAACAAGTTTACCATCAATCTCTGCACCTCTACCAGCAAGGTATGTAACAGGAGGATTGTCTGGAGTATCAAATCCATAGGGATCATCTGCACCAACAACACTACCTCTGTTCAGAACTGTGATATTCTGAAGGTATGGAGACTTTGTTGTAATTGCAATACCGACTGGATTATATCTAAAAGCATATCCAGTATCATTATCAGAATCATACAGACCACCAGCGATGGTAATGTCTGAGATGGTTACGCCCTGATCAACATAGAAAATATCTTTATGTCTCGTGGCATCCGATGGTCTAAGTATCGTTGCTCTAAGACCATCACCACTAATACTTACATTCTTAGGAACAGTAATAGGACATGTCTCGGTGAAGTCACCGGCCATGACCTTAATATGTTCTCCTTCTTTTACAATACTGATTGCTTTTTGGAGCGTTGCAAATGCATCACCCTCAGTTAAACCAGTGTTCTCGTCATTACCATTTTCACTAACAAAAAGAGTGGCGCCAGTAGATCCACCAAATCCAACTTGAACAGTACGAGTTGCGATACCAACGCCGCCAGTATCTTGTCTGATATAAACTTTACCGTCATATACGTTGACGGCTAATTCACCCGATTGTAATTGATCTACTGTTGGGACCTTACCCGGTACTGTAGAGCGTTTAATTCTAATGGGAGTTGCCATTTATACCCCTCTATACCATTCACTCATGGGTTCTCCCCTTTATTTATGGAAACCCCCCAGAAGCAAAAAATTGTGGGAAAAATTTTTGCCTCCTCTATGTTTTTAGAAACTAAATTTGATTTTAGCTCAAGAATAATTGCATCTGTAATGTCAGATTCAATACTTCATTCTTATCATAATGATCCGTTCCAATGAAAGTACCCTTTCCAGTGGACTCATCATATGAATAAGCAATCAGTTTCTTTGATTGCAATGCAGTGTCTCTATCAAGATCATCAAGAAACTCAAGACGAACTTCACCACCACCCCCAAGGGTTGATAGTTGTTCTTGAATACGATTGATGAATATTCTATAGTGTTTTGAAAGATCCTCCAGAGTTGCAAACTCCTGATCCAAAGGAGTAAGAGGATCTGAATTTCTTTCAGATGGTGGTGTATTTAGAAGTCCTTCTTTGAGAACAACATCACCAATCCAATCTTGCACTGCTTCCTGTGTCTCCTCCACAACTTCTGGTTGTGGTTCTTCAGGATCCTTCAGAAGATTCTCAAATAGACTCAGAGCTTTCTCTTCTTTCTTCTTATCTACTTTCTTTTCTTCTTTTACTTTAACTTTCTTATCTTCCTTCTTCAGATTAGAAATCTCTGCAAAAACATTTGTCAAATCCAGATCACCAACCAGTTCTCTGAACTCTTCTTTATTCCTTTTCTTCTCTTCTGATATCAATTTGAAGAAATCTGTGAGTTCAGCAGACATTTCAATACAGTATCCATCGTAGTATTTATTTTAGCACAAAAAAAGGGATCCGAAGATCCCTAATGTATCAGAGTGCGTTACCACGAGGAAGAACTTCCTCAGGGAAGACAAATGATTCATGTGGTTGATCCACTGGTGCCATCCAGGCACGGAGACCTTCATTCAAGAGAATGTTCTTGGTGTAGAAGGTTTCAAACTCAGGATCTTCTGCTGCTCTTAGTTCTTGAGAGACGAAATCGTAAGCCCTAAGGTTGAGAGCCAGACCAATAATACCAATGGAACTGACCCACAGACCCATAACAGGAACAAAAAGCATGAAGAAGTGGAGCCATCTTTTGTTCGAGAAAGCGATGCCAAAGATCTGAGACCAGAAACGATTGGCAGTAACCATCGAATAGGTTTCTTCCTCTTGATCAGATGCGAATCCTTTGAAAGTGTTTGCTCCATCTCCATCCTCATAAAGTGTGTTCTCCACTGTTACACCATGGATTGCTGAGAGCAGTGCTCCACCCAGGATACCTGCAACACCCATCATATGGAAGGGGTTGAGTGTCCAGTTGTGGAATCCTTGGAGGAATAACAGGAAGCGGAAGATTGCTGCCACTCCAAGAGAGGGAGCAAAGAACCAGGAGGATTGTCCTAATGGATAGATGAGAAAGACGCTGACGAATACAGCGATGGGTCCAGAGAAAGCAATGGCATTGTAAGGACGAATACCTACAAGACGAGCAATCTCAAACTGTCGAAGCATGAACCCAATAAGGGCGAAGGCACCATGGAGTGCCACAAAAGCCCAGAATCCCCCAAGTTGGGCCCAGCGGACGAAATCTCCCTGAGCCTCAGGACCCCAAAGTAGAAGAAGAGAATGACCCATACTATCAGCAGGCGTTGAGACTGCCGCTGTAAGAAAATTAGCACCCTCAAGGTAACTACTTGCAAGTCCGTGGGTGTACCAAGACGTAACAAAGGTAGTGCCAGTAAGCCAGCCACCAATTGCAAGATAAGCAGTGGGAAAAAGTAATAGTCCAGACCAACCCACAAAGACAAAGCGATCTCGTTTAAGCCAGTCATCCAGGACATCAAACCATCCTCCATTACGCGGTGGTGAAAGTGTTGAAGTTGTCATTGTTATTTACACAGTTCGGTTTAGTTCGTTAATGGTAGAGTCACCATAAATTTTATGTTCTTTATACCCTACCATTCTACCTTTGGTATTCTGGAGTGCTGGCATAAAGACAATGAAAAAGAATACTCCTGGTGCGCCGATAAAGACAACGGCGACAATCACATAGTATGTGAGGAGTTCAATCAGGTCAGGCATAATAAAACTTAACATTTCAGAGAAAAAAATAGAGGGTCCGAAGACCCTCCGAAATTATAGCAGGTTGACTCAACCGATCGTGGGTGCAGTCAGAGCAACAGGAGTTTGCTCAGCAGCAGCCAGGTCCAGGGGGAAGTTGTGAGCGTTACGCTCGTGCATGACTTCCATGCCAAGACCAGCACGGTTCAGAACATCAGCCCAGGTGTTGATCACTTTACCTTGTGAGTCAATGATCGACTGGTTGAAGTTGAAACCGTTCAGGTTGAATGCCATGGTGCTTACGCCCAGGGCGGTGAACCAGATACCGACAACAGGCCATGCTGCGAGGAAGAAGTGCAGCGAACGGGAGTTGTTGAAGGAAGCGTATTGGAAGATCAGACGACCAAAGTAACCGTGAGCGGCGACAATGTTGTAAGTCTCTTCTTCTTGACCGAACTTATAACCATAGTTCTGGGACTCACTCTCGGTGGTTTCACGAACCAGCGAAGAGGTAACCAGCGAACCGTGCATAGCAGAGAACAGCGAACCACCGAAGACACCAGCGACTCCCAGCATGTGGAAGGGGTGCATCAGGATGTTGTGCTCAGCTTGGAACACCAGCATGTAGTTGAAAGTACCAGAGATGCCAAGAGGCATAGCGTCAGAGAAAGAACCCTGACCGAAGGGGTAAACAAGGAATACTGCAGAAGCAGCGGCAACAGGAGCAGAATAGGCAACGCAGATCCATGGACGCATACCAAGACGGTAAGACAGTTCCCACTCACGTCCCATGTAAGCAAAGATGCCGATCAGGAAGTGGAAGATAACGAGTTGGAAAGGACCACCGTTATACAGCCACTCATCAAGAGATGCGGCTTCCCAGATGGGATAGAAGTGGAGACCGATTGCGTTTGAAGAAGGAACAACAGCACCAGAAATGATGTTGTTACCATACAGGAGAGAACCAGCAACTGGTTCACGGATGCCGTCAATATCGACGGGAGGTGCTGCGATAAACGCAACGATGAAGCAGACTGTTGCAGCCAGCAGGGTAGGGATCATCAGAACTCCGAACCAACCCACATAGAGGCGGTTGTCGGTGCTGGTTACCCAGTCACAGAACTGTTCCCAAGTATTCGATTGTTGTTTTGAAAGTGTTGCAGACATTTGAAAAGGGTTTGAAAGTAGTATCAGTAGGGAACTGATGTATCAGAAGATTTCCTGTCACCCTCAGACAGGATATAAGAGGCATGTTTTGCATGGATAGCCTCGGTAAGGTGGTTAGACCGTTTGCTCCATGGATCTGCGTATGTCAGGAATTCAAAATGAATCCTCACAAAACTTTACCTATTTATTATAGCACGATGCTCAGGCCTGGTCAAGGGGTTTGGCATCGGATTCAGGAAGACTTTCTAAAATAGGTGCCGCTTCCTGTGGCAAAGCAGTGATATCAATGGATTTATAGACATAGGAACCAGCAAGTTGCTTGGCGCCAACGTCAATAATATCACCCAGGTAGGGAGTGAACTTATAATAAAATCCCTCACCTCTCATGCCGACCAACATTTCAGCATCTCTCTGAGCACCACAGTCTGCAAACTTGGTGTCATCAGGTTTAAAAACGGAGTAGTAACCTTTCATCGGAATTGATTAATGCCAGTGCCAGAAGTCCAACCACCAGGTCCTTCATGGAAGTTCTCAGAACCACCAGGAGGATTGAGTTGAACAGTTGTATTTTGATTCTTAGTTGCCTTTTGGTACATCACTTCATGGATGTTCTCAGGCTCTTTAGTAGGAGGTTTGTCATCCTTCTCTCTTTCATGTGCTATTTCTAGCATCTCTTCATGAGTTAACATCTTTTCTGTTTTCACGGGTTCATTAAACCATGGATCATTAGGGGTAAGAACTGGTGCGGGGACACCAATGTAGTCAGCGTAGTGACGCTTAGCATCATTGGTAAATGTTTCTGCATCATCCTTTACTGTCCAGGATCCACCAACACCACCATCCATATTAACAACAATGTCATCACTCTTGTTGGGATCTGGCCAACTCATCTTGTTACCAAAGATGTCTTTAAATGTGCCCATTGCCTTTTTAAGTTGTTGTTTGATCATGAGTATACTAATTTGTTTAGATAATCAAAAGCATAACTTTGGCGTCTTCCTTTAATCCCCCAACCTAACCACCAGTAAGCGGCGTTCATATAGTAGGAGATAGACTGACCACCACCCTCAAAGGTAGATAGAGCCTGACGGAATTGATTTTCGTTAAGCATGTAACGAGTCTGTCCCTCAAGGGAAGACGGATCACATCCATAATTTTTACAGAAATTACCTAGACCATTGTAACGACCGACAGTAGTCCATTGAATGATTCCATACCCACCCCTATGGCAATCAGGGTAAGGAACTCTAGCCCCTCCCTCGCATACGTTGGCACGGAAATTACTTTCCTGTTTAATGTTTCCCAGGATTGTTGCAAGTGCATTTTTATCTCTGATCTTAGTATGTTCTTGCAGTTCTCTCAACACATACTGTTCATTGGGAGAACACCCAGGACAGTACCAAGACTTTTGTCTATACACTGGAGGTGCTTCCACAGGAGGTGGAATAGTTGCCGCACTATGAGCCAGTGCTGTAGTTGCAAACAACCCCCCAGTTAAAATAATTTGTTTTAGCATAAGGTTCATTCACATGAAAAAGGGTGAGCAAAGCACCCACCCGGATAGTATAACATCAAGTCTTAGGTTTGTCAATAGTTGAGACTACTGGCGGTTCCTCATTTTTCTTTTTAGATTGGTTTCCATTTCCACCGTTCTTTGCAGGACTCAATCCAAATGCGGCAAGGGAGCCGGAAAAGACTGAGGCAATGAACGTTGGATCGAAATCCAAAATTTTCTGTCCGTTCGGGAGACGAACGTAACTAAATGTGAGAAGGGATGCAGACCAAATAAGGACTACAACTTTCACCAAATTACCAAGAACTTCACTTTTATCTTCATCTTGTTGCTTCTCATCTACTTTTGGCTTTGTAGTCATGCGTAGAAGTCAAGGCACTACTATTTAATAGTTTGGATTATACACTGGTTGCATTAACCCACCATCAGGACCGTCATCATCATCTTGATCATCAGTGAAGAAGGCGGCCCAGAAGACGAACCCACTTATTAGCATAGATGCTAATACTAACATCACCAGACCCCAGGAATCACCTGTCCCGTTACTGCATACGATCCCATCGCTGCAATCACTCCAAGCATAGCTGCCCATCCGTTAATCCTTTCTGCTTTTTCGTTCATTGTTTTGCTCCTTTTAGGTAAAGTAATATGGTCAATCAGATTCCGAAGAGTCCGAAAAAGAAAAGACTGCCGGAAGTAGCATAGGAGATCATTGCAGCAGCGAATCCCATCATAGCCCAGCGTCCGTTAGCACGCTCTGCACGAACTGCATAGGGTTCAAAACCATAACGCTCCATGTCTTCTTTAGAGTAGTACATGGTAGGTTCTTTCGCCCACATGTTCTGCTGTCCGCGATCATTAGTTGTGACGGTCATTGTCTTGTGTAAAGAACTGTAACATAATTATATAGCAATTATGTATTTTTGTCAAGCATTAAAAAGGGGGTCTGTTACGACCCCCTGATATTATTTCAAAGTCTCAACAGCAGCAAGAGATTTCTGTCGAAGATCTTCTGGGAGAGGTACATATCCCAGAGAATCTGAAATACCTTGTGCTTCAGGACTCAGAGTATATCGTAGTGTATCCTTTACAGCCTCGTTCTTAGGAGACTCAGGATACGCAAGGATCCAGGTCAAAGAAACAATAGGATACGAATTGGCACCAGCAGGATTAGGATCGGCACCACGCAGTTGATCGTCCAAGACAATCTGAGACAGACCAGCAGCAGAAGTTTCACTATTTGCTTTCACAAAGTTTCCTGCTTTGTTCTGAATGGAAGCTTGTTGGAACTGACCACCATTCACATAACCATAGTTTAGATAACCGATAGAACCATCAAGGTTTTTAATACCAGCAGCAACACCAGAGTTGCCTTTACCACCCACACCAACAGGGAAGTTTACTGCCTTACCTGTTCCTACCTTTTCTTTCCACTCAGGAGAGAAGGCAGACAGGGAGTTGGTAAATCCTTTGGTAGTTCCAGAACCATCAGAACGCCAGACAGTTGTGATTCGCTTGTCGGCACAACCCAACTCAGACCAGTTAGTAATCTTACCCAAGAACACATCAGCGAGTTGAGTCTGGGTAATCTTAAGGTCACAACCAGGATTGTTGTAGGCAGGGACGATTGCTCCACCAGTCATAGGAATGTGAACCATTCCTTCTGCTGGCATTTTCTTATCACTCACAGCACCATCGCTGGCACCGAAATCAACAGTTTTTGCCTTGAACTGACGAACACCAGATCCACTACCAACTGCTTGATAGTTTACTCTGTG